TGGTGCTGCTCCAGCAATGGATACTGCAGAGATCACTGCTGCATTAGTATTGGCAGAAGAGGCAAATGCTCAGATCATCTGGATCGATTCAGAGACTGCTGCAGATCATGCTCTTGTTACTGCTCATTGTGCTGCTCACTCATATTTCCGTGAAGGTTATTTTGGGATGGCATCCCAGACTACTGCAGCACTCGCAAAAAGCACTACTCTTGCACAGGCTAAACTGATGAATACTCCATACGGTAGCTTGGTAGCTTGTGGGATCAAAGAATTCGCAGTGGATGGATCCGGGGTAGAAGAAATTGCCCCTAAATTCTTTGCAGCAAAAGTCGCTGGGTTAGCTGCTGGGCTTCCAGTTCAGCAACCGCTTACCCGGAAGGTTTTTAGTTGTCAGGGTCTGCAGTATGATTTTATCAAACAGGATCGTGAAGATTTTATCCGTGGTGGAATTATCTGCCCCCGGGATATGGATGGAATTGGCACTGTAGTTAATCAGGGTATTAATACCATGCAGAACAATGCCAGCCTCTGGGATACAGCTTCCAATGCATCCCCAGAGATCTCCCTGATGAGATCTGCAGGAGACTTCAACAAGGGATTAGCAGTAGCTGCTGATCGTATCTTCATTGGTGGAACGGTCGGTGTTGGTCATGCTACCATTGTGGGCTTTGTGGAAGGGTACTGCAAAACAAAAGAAAAAGAGGGTGTTATCGCTGAAAATGATTCAGATCCAGAGAACATTCTGCCAGCGTGGGAAAATGTTGTGGCAGAACGTCTCGGGGATGGATGGAGCACAAAGGTTTCATTCAGAATCAATAACCCGTTCAATTTCTTTTTAATTGAATCAATAGCCGTGCTTTAAGCACACTCATTTAAGGAGATTATATAATGAGCGGTAAAGTAGTTCACGGTGCAAGGGTGCATGTGGTTTTTGAAGGCACGAAAATTGGTGTCTTGACTAACATTACTGAGAATGAAGATTATGGTGTTCAGGGTGTCTATGGCATCGGAAATTTCACCCCACAGGAATTAGTAGCATTGCGTTTCAGTGGAACCTTCAACTTCTCTAAACTGGTATTATCATCTGAGAGAATTGCTGATCTAAAGTATGCAGAACGCTCTGGTAAGGACTCTGGTGCAGTAGCACGGGAAATCCTTAATAAAGAGGGCTTTTCAGTAGTGATCGAAGATAAATATACCAAAGCAAACATAGCTACCATACAAGGCTGTATTATGTCCAATCTGAGCATTACCGTAGGGGAGAATGCTATTGTTACACAGAACGGATCTGGGCAGTATGGTGAGCCAATGATCACCCCATAAAGCACGAATAAAGGGAACATAGGGATATGACAACTGAAGAGAAAAAGATCGAAGATCAAAGTACGATTTCCGTATCTGTAGGGACGTTTGTTTTTAATAACAAGCTGAAAATCGGAGCGGAATCCGATATTGCTGTCAGGCGGAGCACGATCACCAATGGCTTATATGGTCAAATGATCGTCTCCCCTGATGTGAGTGAAATGATGGCTGCATGGCGGATAAATCGCATGTGTGAGTTAGATGGACGTTTAATCAAAGCCCCTTCAGATGATTGGAAGGGTTTTAAGGAGCTAACAAAAGAAGAGCTCGATGAAGTCTGGAGGGCGTGGACTGAAAAGTCCGGGCTGTTTCGCAGTCAACCCGATAAACCCAGTGATGGCTCTGAAGGATCCGAATCAGGAGAGAACGGAAGCTGAACTCCGGAATCTGGCTGAAGGTCAGATAAAGGATAATTGGCATCGTATCTGGTTCAGGGAGAAGTACAATCTCCCCCCTACTGATCCCCGCTATTTGGAAATGACGGATGAGGGAATCCTTGTAGAATTTGAGATCCAGCGAAGCATTAAGCGTGAGCGTGATGCCCAGCAAAAGCGCAGTGTCCCCCACTGCCCGGAATGCGATTTCATGGGAGCACCTTATCCTAATTCAACCTACTGCCCCCGGTGTGGTGCTGAAATGACGATCCCTGAAGGATCCGATCAGACCGACTATGTGGATGATGATTTTGCTCAGACGGTCAAAGACGAACTGGGCTTAGAACCTACCGACTATTAATTAACTTCCGATTGAGGCAGCTATGACCGAACAAAATATCCAAGTAAATGTTGGAACCAGAGTAACCGGGAAGCAGGAACTTGCTGAACAAACCCGGGCTATGGATCTTGCATCACAGGGATTTTCTCGTTTTAATGAGATCAAATCAGAAGCTGCAGAAAAATATCCGGAAGATCTAAAAAAGCAGAATAAGTTTCTAAATGATCAGCTTCAGCTTATCCGCCAGCTTGAACAGGCTGAAAACAAAAGCAGAATGTCTGAACTGCAGCACCAAGAGAAGATCGCCCGGCAGGAAGTATCCTCTTCCAGTGGCAGGGAAAAGGGCACAAAAAAACGTGATCTTGAACGAATCCAAGCAGAGATCTATGGAGTTAAAACTGGAGCCTTAGACGATGCAACCCGGAATACAGAATCATCCGCTGCTGCAAAGCAGTGGGCTCTGGATCAGGGAGTTTATGATCCCCAGCAGCGTGATTCCCCGGGGATGATCGGAGATCTCACCCAGAGCGGAATGCGTGGTGGTGCTGGTGGTGTAGCTACAGGTGCTGTTCAGGGTGTTACTGGAGCAGTAACCCGGAAGATGGCTGGCATGGGAACGGGTGCAAAACTCGCTACCGGGCTGGGTGTTGGTGTAGTGGGTTATGCTGCATTTAAGGGTGTTCAGGCTCTTCAGGAAGGATGGACTTCTTACAAGGATATCCTGAAGGATCTCACTGAGATCAGTGCAATGTCTGAAACGCTCCCAGTGAATGCTGAAGCCTTCCGTGAATCATTTGAAGCAGTAGCTTTAACTACTGCTACTTCCCTGAGTGAATTAGCCGGGTTAGAAAAAACGTGGATGCGGATCTTGGGTGCTGGTGCTGGTGATCCTGTCCAGAGAAGATTGGATCTCCAGAGTACAATATCACTGGGAGAAGCCTACGGTATTGAGAATGCTGAATCCACTGGCTTTGTAGCACAGCAGGGCAAAACTGGATATGAAGCATTAGCAGACCCTACGATCCTAAAGCAAGCGATTGCTGAAGGTGTTATGTCTGGGATCGGTGTAGCCAGATTGCCAGAATTCCTGCAGGAAGTAATGGGTGTTACTCAAGCAGTCATACAGACCGCCGTAACGATGCAGGATCCCGGGATGATATCAAGGTATGCCGGACTGTTCGGAACGATGGGAGAGCCCTTCCGGGGATCCCGTGGGGGTAATGTACTGAGTGGGCTGCATGACACGATGGCAACTGGTGGAATGGGATTCCAAGCTGCTCTCCGGATTATGGAGCGTGGTGGACAAGATTTTTCAATCGGACAGGTCACTGCTCTGCAGGAGCAAGGCATGGCAGATCCACGAATGCTAACTGAATTTTTTGGTATGGCTCGGGATATGGCATCTGGTGCTGGGAAGGATATTGAGAGAACCAGATGGGATCAATCCTTCCTGCTTAAAAAGTGGTCTGGAAACCGTCTCCAGATGGCTGAACTCTATAACCCAGACAAGGCAATGAACTCTCTGGTAGAGCTCATGGAACGATTTGGGGATAAACTCCCAGAGATCGGCAATATGTCTGAAGCTGAATTTGCAACTTTTATAGGATCCTCTTCAGATCTCACAGATGAGGAAAAGAAATATATTGCTGGTGAAGATGGCGGGGATGAAAAGGATCCACCAAAAACTCAGGCTGAACTGATAGCTGAAACTATTAAGGAAGGACTGCAGGGCAGTGAGGATGCATTCAATAAGCGCATAGCTACCTTTAGGGATACCTTTGGATTTGAAGATCAGCAGGCAGCGATCGCCGGGGAGATTGGCAAGATCGAAACTGCAGCTACTGCATTTGAGAGTGCTGCATCCATGATGAATGATGTAGTAATCGCTTTTGCCAGAACTACGCTGGATAGTGATGAAGCCAAGAGGGTTCTGAGCGGGCTTCCACCGACTAATGATGAAGCTACGTTCAGTAGGAGAATGGGAACTCTCTGGGACTTTATACAATCTGAGAGTGGTAATTTTAGAGCTTTTGCCGGGGCAGGGAAGTAGTCGATGGTTAAGCATTTCACAAAACGGAATCCAGCACCCGCACTGATGTTTCATACTAAGCAAACAAGAGATTTTGGTATAGGCGGTGAAGGCGCAAGCGTGATAAATCCCGTTTCCCATATCCTGAAGATCAGTACAAATGCATCGATCAATGCTGCTCATGGATCCTTCACTATAGATCTGGTATGGTTCAAAGCAAAGCCTTCCGATATAGAGCCATTTTACTACGCTCTACTGCAGCCTTTGGATGTGGTGGATATCATGATGGACGGTGTGGAAACTACCATGCTTGGGCTCATTGATAGAGTGTCTAAATCTGAAGTAATTATGGAAAAGGGAGTTCAGCGGTCTGTTTCTATTGTAGGGCGATCACTGGGATCTATCTGGATCTTTGATCTGGTTAAGTATTTTGAAAACGCTCTGGGGCTGGAAGGGGATCTAAAACAAAAGAATTTAGAACTACAGCAGGGGGATATCGCTTTCGATTTCTTCCAGAAACCCACCTATGAAGCTGTGCTGCAGATAGCCAAAACTCTCCCCGGGCTGGATATCCAGCTAAAGAACGGATCTTTGAAGGATTGGATAGATCTGGAATCAGCATTATTTGTACGTGATGGGGAACTACTTTTTAACAGCCAGCTATCTCCATACAGTGGAACTATCTGGGATTATTTTAAGCAATACATACTGGATCCATTCAATGAGCTTTGGACTGATGCCAAAGGCGGGAAGATGTATCTTCGATCCCGTCCTACCCCCTTCAGCGTTCTGGATCCTGAGACAGCCATAAACCCAAAGGGTGAATCTGTTAAAATCGGCTGGAATGAAATAACTAACTGGATCGATGGCAAAAACGGGCATATCATTACTGAGGATCTTATCCGGGGTGAGAATCTTGCTGTTCAGCACGGAACCGGATATTCTGTATTTAGTGTGCTCCCCGGCGATCGCTTCACTGGATCTGATGGCGAATATGCCACGTTCCCCCCGCTGGTGGATTCAGATCTGGTTCATGAAATT